ACATATATTTTTACTCCTTCTGGCAAGTGTTTTAGGTAGTAATAATTAGCAACACAATTTAAGGCATACCCGCCGCTAATTACAATATTCTTATTACCAGTACGTTCGATTGACTTTTTAATTAATTTAAGAACTTCTTCTTGAGATTCTACCTGAACATTGTATGCCATATTTCTGCGTGATGGAAGTAATGTGACATCTTCTTGGTCGGATTTTTTAAGCAGTTCTTGAATTTTGTTTTTTTCATCTTCATCGTCTGGGTTTGTAACGGAATTAACTATGTCACTAGGATCATAAAGTCTATCTCTAATTTCTGGATGTTGTGATTCATCCACCCATGCTCCGTTAGGATATGTGTTAGTAAATAGATCCTTATTGCCGCCAAAATTACCATAAATTTTAGGTGCCTTGTTTGGTTCACCATAAGGAAACAACCCCATTGTTTTTCCTGCTTCTATTGAATCAAATCCACAAAATCTAGTTACTGCTTCATAAGCCTTAACAATGCCTGCTTTATCATTAATTATAACTTCTGTGCCAGAACCGTCAGCATTTATGTGTTCAGTTCTCCAAGGACCATTACCTCCAAAATGCTTATAAATTTCTTTATAGTTTGCAGGATATGTGCAGTCAAATATACTTTCAACTTCGAACATAGTCTGACCGTCTGGGCGTTCAATAAATGTTCCTGCACCATCAACAATTATAGCACTTGCTTTTTCAAAACCGGATCTATAAAATGCTAATGCAGCATGACTTCTATGATGCTGGTCGTGATACTTGAATACTTGAGTATCAGGATCGTCAATCAGTCTTAACTTTCTTGCAAGTGCAGTGTACACATCTTGTCTTACATAATCGTTCATTGGTTCGTCGTTAATCTGTGTGTGAGATATCGCTAGATAATCAATTTTATCAGTGTATTCTAAAATTTTAACCATTGAAGCAAGAGGGCCGCCGTCATACTTGTAACGAGATAATCTTTCTTCCTCGATAGCAAATACAATTTCTCCATCCTTTAAAAGGCATACGCCTGCATTGTGACCTCTAGCAATACCTGCAATGTAACCTGTTTTGCTCATTATATCATTTTCCTAAAGTAGATTTTATTTGTTTAATAATTTTATTAATTGTGTCCTTACTGAGTTTCATTAGATTTTCGTTATGTCTATCAACTCTAACATCTACCACAACTCTCAATGGAGAATATAATCTTTGTCCTAATCCGTTATCTATAATTTTAAGTGTAGTACTTTCGGGATACGAAATATTTTCAGGAAATGTACTTCCTATGACTACTGTGCCTGGTTTTTTAAGAGCATGCACAACATGTTGGCCTACTGAGTCACAGCCTAGAAAATAATCAGCAGCATTAATAATTCCAGTCCACTGTAGTAAACTAACCTGTTCTGGAAGCATTACATTAAGTGCTTTTTCCGTGGGTATTTTTATTTCGGTCATCAGTATAACTGCATAATCTTTATTCAATTCTTCAAGCAACGTTATAATGTCTTCAACTTCAAAAGACCTACCACTTTCATCAACAATAACTCCGCCATGCATTGTGGCAGTAGATCCAAATGGTTGAAAAATTATTACCTTTTCTTTTTTGAAATGTCTTCTTGCTTCGTTTACTAGTTCTTCTCCTGTTGCAATATCCTTTTTGCCAATAAAGAGATCATTATATTCTTTTGTTTCAGGAACGGTTTCAGGGGGGACATCATAATTGATTAGCATGTCAAAGGCTTGAACTAAATTGCATCTTTGGGTAAAGTATGCATTGAGCTTATAAGGTTCAGGAGTAATAATTTCCCTGTCTTTTAATTTGTCAAAAAGATTGGGATCTATGGCAGCATATACATTTCCTGCCAATATTTTGCTGGTTAAGTATAGATCTATCCAACCTTCAACTACAATAGGTGCTGTTGGATCTATATTTTGGATGTGGTACTCAAGTGCCGGAATGGCGCAGAGGACTCTACCTGCACCACCATTTATAAAGAATGCTTTTTTCATCAATATTATAACCTCTGCAAATTGCTGTTGTTATAATATTTATTGTACCGATTAACTCGTAGTTAATAATGTGGTTAGTTTGCTCCGCTTGGCAATTGTCCTATAGCATCATTATCGGCTTCAGTTCTATCCGCAATCCTAATAACCGGTACTTGTGGGTCATTAAAGTTTGGATCTGAGACGTCATCTGGTGCTAATGGAAATCTTATAAATATTCCCGGAACTCCAGCCCAATCTTCTGGCAGATTTCTTAGTTTTTGTCTGTAGTCTCTCCACTGCTGCTTTAGTCCTTCGGGCATATCTTCCGCAAGTTTACTATCACTCATATACAATCTATGGTCTCTTTCCTGTCTAAAGAACTCCCATGATCTGTCTCTTTGTTGTGTAAGAAACTGTAACGGTGCTTTATAGTCTGGATATAATGCATATTCATCGTATACTAGTCTTAGATCCGATGGATCAGATGTTATAGCGTTTGGTTGATCTACAGGACCAACTGCAACTTCATACACTTTTGGTGTTTCAAGCCCGCCCCATATCAATCCAATTTTGATTGTGTTTTCAGTAGTGTCTGCTCTTAGAATTTCTCTTCGTAGATGCAATGGAAGAGGACAATCAGGTTCCTCATCTGGACCGTGAGTTTCTTCCAAATGTCCAGTGTCCTTGTTTACCCACATAATGATGTGGTCGGGACCGTCATATACCTGAGTGCTTGTTTTTCCTAGTGTAGTTTCAGTAGAATACAATTCGTCTGGTATACTATAAGTTAGTGTTTTCTTTATATTTGCCATATATGTATTCTCCTTAACTATACGTTATTCTTACTAGGCCGCCTGCTCCAAATGAGCCCCAACAAGCATTTGATGACATTGTTGAGTGACCTGCGCCGCCGCCGCCTGGAAATGCTGCGTGTGCTGAACAACAAGCCAAGTTACCAACACATGGATGCTTACCGCCAACTCCGTGTGCAGCACTGAATGGACCTGAAGGACTGCCTGCTACCGAAAAGTGGTCCGCACAACAGTTGTACTGTCTATTCATTGAACCAGCCGTGCCTCTAAATACCATATCAGCACCATATCCTGCTTCGTTACAAGCATTTGCCTGCCAACTACTGTTGTATAATCCTCTGTTACACTGAACGTTACCAATGTGACAGTTGTAACAGTTTGACATCTTGTCCCAAATGTTTGGTCCGCCCATGCCACCTGTTGCACAGAAGTTACTTAAACCTGTTCCCGTAACATAACTTCTACAACCATGACGGTCATTTACGTTACATCTACAACAACAACTACATGCTGAAGATCCAGCAGCACAAACTGTATATGCTGTGCCGTCACTAAAATTGTGTACTGATTTCTGTAGCGTTTTTACGGCGTAATTTCCGCCCTGACCACCAATTCCGTAGTCATAGTCACCACCTGACGAACCGCCTGGTCCACCACCTGATAGTATTTCAAATTTAATTGATGTAGTTCCTGCTGGTACTGTCCAGCGGCAACAACGTCCACCGTTACATGGATCCCACCAATTGCCATTATAAACATAAAGTTCGTAACCCTCAGCAATCTTACACTGATGCTGCCCGTTACAGTAAATGATACCTTTACTTGATAACTGTACTGACATTATTCTGCTCCTCTCTTAATTGTATCTAGTTCTTGTTTCAAACTCTTTATTGATTCTACCAACAGAGGTATTATTCTATCATAGTTTACAGCAAGATAGCCGTCTTCTCTTTCGACAACCGCTGATGGAAGAACTTCTCTGACTTCCTGTGCAACAATTCCGTAGTCAAGCTCTGTTCTTTCCGGATACATTTCTTTTGCAACACTGTTCCAGTGGTATTGATATCCTGAAATTTTTGAAAGTTTTTCTAAACTGTTATCGATCTTAGTAACATTTTCTTTTAGTCTTAGATCTGAAGATGCATATGCAATAACATCAGCACCTGCATACAATGCACCACTTAATCCAATACCGCCAGTTACAACTAATGTACCTGTAGTTATGGACGTAGATGCTGTGTTTCCGCCTAGCGTCATTTTTCCTGTACTAGGTTGGAATGATAATTTTGTTGATGACACTCTCGAAGATGTTAAAAATCCTGCGGTAGTTTGTGTGGAGATTACTGGATAAAAAACACTTGCTGATGATGTGTCGTCATCATGATTTGGACCAACTGCTTGCCATAGTAAAGTTCCGCTTCCGTTTGATGTAAGTGCATATCCTGATATGGCTGCATCTGCACTTGGAAGAGTCCATATAATATCACTTGCTATTGTCGCAGGAGCCTGGAAGCCAACATAATGACTATCGTCATTATCGCCAAATCTTAAATCTGCCTCATTACTTATATGTGTATTGGCCGCTATGTTAAGTCTGCCGGTACCTTGAGGATCAATAGTAATGTCCAGATCGGAAGCAGCACTTAAAGTAGTATTGGTAATGTTAATACCGCCAAATGCACCACCGACTTCACCTGTTGTAATCTTTCTAGCCATTTTATTTTCCTTTTATTACGCCGTTACTGTAGATGTTTCAATGCCCATTGCTACGGCACTAACACCAACACCCGAAGCGTAAACTTTAATTATTTTACCAGCGTCTAACACTAATCCTGTTCTTTCCAACACACCCTTAGGTGCTAACACGACATCATATTCTAAAAATTCGTCGTTTGTTGGTGCACCCGGAGCAGCCACTGTTGTCACTGCTAGTCTGACAGTAATGTTACCAGTTGTTCTGTTAACCATACTTACACTAGCCACTGCAAAAGTGTCTGCAGGTGTTACATACAAGTTTGCGTATGTAGTTGCTGCTACGTCTAAAGTTCCTAGTCTTCCTGTTGCCATTTTATTTCTTCTCCACTGTTATTTATGTTAAGAAGTAGTTAAATGCTATCGGAAGACCGACAACACCACTTCTAAAATCAAATGTTGCATTCATTCTAATTGATTGATCTGTTGTTGTGCTAATAGTGTTATTTTGGATAGTAATAAATCCAGCAGTCACACTGTTAACGTTTAGCGCAGCACCACCGCCACCAATTTGTGAACTAATATATGCCTTGATCGCCCTTTGTGTTGGTACAATGTTATCTGAATTAGCACTAAAGAACGGATCCGTACTAAATTCAGTAACACTAGCACTATTACCACCCAGTGTAACTTCACCCAGTGTTAATTCTTGCAATCCTGAGATATTAAATGCATCAGCATTTAACGTAGCAACACCTGTTGACTGTTCAATTGTAAACAAGTCACCAACTCTAAAGTTACCATCTTGGTCAGTTGATGTAAAGAACACTCTACCGCCGTTATCATCTCTAGTTTCTTTTGACTGATCAGGTATATTTACAGGTGTATTTGGATAGTTTGTTTCTGCAAATCCACCAGTTCCTATATCTAGGAAGTCGTGTCCTGTCAATCTAACCTGAGAATATCTAATTCTAGTAGTTACACTCGTTCCATCTGGCGGTGTATCAAACACTGTCATATCAGGTGCAACCTGTAAGAATGCTGTTTGCGATCCGTCGTTAGTTCCTAGCAATGTTAAAATTTGTACCAATTTAAATGTTCTTGCTGGCAAATGTCCAAATACCACATTTGATCCTACAGCAGGTACTTTTGATAACTGTCTTACTGCTATGAATGATCCGCTTTGGAATATGTCCGCGTAACCGTTACCACTAAACAGATCTGCACTTGCTGATACATATCCTGTTCCTCTGTTAACGAATGACGGTTGTCCCAGTGCGCCCTTGCCCACTCTAACTTGTGCGGGAGCTTCAAATGTGTTGTTAGGATCAGTAATTGTTAGTGTTGGTGCACTAGTATATCCCGAACCTGGCTCAGTGATTCTGATTGCAAATATTTTTTCACTTGCAACAAATGCTCTAGCCTGTGTTCTTGTTCCTTCTTTAATCTGCATAGCACCGTTTCCACTTGCGTCTTGTAATCCTACAAAACTTCCTACCTGCTGTGGATTACCAAATGCAGTTGCTACCAATCCGTTTGATTCGGAGTGTGTGCGTGCAGTCCAAACTATACCGTCTGTTGAAGTGGCATAATCTGCCCCGTCGCTTACCGCAACAAATGTGCCCTGTCCGTACTCAATGTGCGACCATGCTGCTGTTGCTGGTAGTGTACTTGCTGCCCAAGTTAGTCCTTTGTCTATGCTTACTGCTGCTGTTGTTCCGCTTGTGGAAGAAACTGCAACAAATCTATTGCTACCGTGTACTATTGAACTCCAATTGGATGATGATGGTAATGATACTGCATTCCATGTTGCTCCCTTGTCTGAGCTCCATGCTGATTTATCAGTTCCTGACGCAGTTACTACCCATACACCTTGTCCGTATGCAATCGCATCCCAAGTTGCAGTTGAAGGTAGTGCTGCTGATGTTGCAGTCCAACTAGCGCCGCCATCTTCTGAAATTGCTGCTTCTGTTGATCCCGATTTAACAGCCATCCAAACATTGCCGCCATATCCTAGTGCGTTCCAAGTTCCTGTTGAAGGTAAGTTTCCTCCTGCAGTCCAAGTTGCTCCACCATCATCGGTAAATGCTGTGTCGTCAACTCCGGTTCCACCTGCAATAGCAACTATTCTATTATCGTTTTCAGTTACCTTACCAGCAACGCTTGTGAATGTTCCTGGCCCAGTTGCTTCAAATATCGCTCCAGTTAAAATAGAGCTCGATCCTACTGATAGCCAAGGAGTATCTCCTGGCTCACTAATAGTATATGCTCTTCCTGTTACAAAGTTTCCTGCAAGAACTTCCTTGTCCATTCTACCGCCAGCAAGTGCCGTCCATGTAGTTGAAACTGGAAGTGTTCCGCCAGTTGCCCAAGTTGCTCCATCGGACGAATTATTTGTTCCGTTGCCTGATGCACTTGGTAGTGCAATGAATTTTCCTCCATTGGATGTTCCAGTGTAGTCAAAATCTAGTATAGCACCGCTTGATGTATTAATAGAAGTTACTGTTATACTAATATCGTTTGTTGTGTCAGTTCCGCCTAGTGCAGATCCTTTTATCAATATTGTATCAAGTCTTGCATATCCAGTTCCGCCTGTCTTTAAATTAACCGCATATTTTGTGCCTTTTTTGAATATATCAAATGTAGCATCAACTCCGTTTCCTGAAGTTGAAAATTGTACAGTATCAAGATAATTTGCAAACATATCATTGTATGCAACATCCGCCCAAGTAGTTGTTGAGGCCAATGTTCTTGCTGTCGTGCTTCTTGGTGGTGCACTAAATGTTATGTTCGGCTGGATTACGTATGTTGTTGACGCATCTGGTGCTTGTATAGCAGTTCCAGGTACTACATGATCCCAACCTGCTCCACCAGTAGATGGTTTTGTTACTGTTGCAATCTTGGTTCCTGAATTGTATGTACCAATTATACCAACCTGTCCTACACCAGCACCGCCGTCTATGTAAACTCTCATGCCAATGTATGCTAATGATGTTTGACTATCAGTTGCTGCAAGAGTAATTTGTGTTGTTGTTCCACCCTGTGCAGTGTTTGCTGACTGTAGGTATCCAAATCCACCAAAGTTTCCTGCTGCTTCCGGAGCATTAGTTGAATCGTCTACATTGTCAAGTAATCTTACTGCGAAGACTGCATCATCTCTGTATTCTTTTTCCTGTTTTGCTAAAGCATTTGAACCCGCACCAAACAGTCCCCACTGTGCTTCAGTGTATTCAGAACCTGCGTTATCATATTCTAACACATAAATCTGATCCTGTTGGTCAGTAGGAACGTTTCCTGCTGTTGCTTCAAATTGTAATCTATTATCAACTACTGATGTACCTGGAGTTTCTGAACTGTCAAAGCC